CCAGCTTATGGCGGGCAGTGTGCGGGGGTCGCAAGGCCCGCCGGTGACTCCTACCGGTCTGTCAACCGCGCACCGTCCGCCACCCCGTTTGACAGCGGTATGGCGGACTCCGACAGACTAGGAGTTCGCACCATGTCCCTCGACACCCAAGCTACGCCCGCGCGGCAGATCGCCACCGTCTTCGGCTTTATCGCCGACACCCTCGAATGGTCCCACGGTGACTACCAGGCGCTGATCGCCCGGATGGTCGGCACTGGCAAGTCCACGCTATCGCTGACCCTGGGCGACGTGCTGGACGCCTACACCGCCACGGCCAATGCCGCTGTGCACGAACGCGCTACTTCGCTGCGGGGTGGCCACTGATGCCCACGCCCAAGCACCCGAATCTGCGACCAGTGATTGACCTGGCCTCGGCCAGTCCGGGCATCGTTGTCCGCGCATCGACCGATAAGAACTGCGTGTTCGTCTCCTGCGTACACGCCGAGTCGAACGTGATTGTGTCCATGGTGGCGGCTTATTCCCATGTGATCCGCCCCGCAGCCGACCACGCGCTGCAGGTCGGCCAATCCATCTTCCTGCTTGCCCACGGCGAAGCCCAGCGCTTCTTCGCATGGCTGCATGGCGATAGCGACAGCGCACCGGGGGTTCACTGATGCCGAACCGAAACAGCCAACTGCCACCCGAGCGCAATCCCGGGCCTCCAACGGCGGCCGGTGACAGGGGCGCGCAACTGATCGCCGGTGCCGACTATCAGCGCCTCTGGCGCGCCGCGTTCGCATGCCGGCTCCTTGCAACGATCACCGAAGAGGTGGCCAAGGAACACGGCATCGACCCCAACGATACCGCCGCCGTCGCCGAATACATCCGCGACGACATGTATCTGATTCTCAGCCGCTCCAAGCCCGCCGACGAATAACTCAGTACCGCTCCGATCCAGCGGCGCGCCAACGCCGCTGGAACTGGAACACCCTGCTCAGGAGAGAGCCATGTATTACCGCAACACCACCGCCTCATCCTCGGCGAAAGGCTGACCTGGCCATGCAAGAAGACATCCGCCAGCAAGTCCTGCAGCGCGTGGAGCGGGACTACGGCCTGAAGCACCGCGCCAGCACCGACTACATGCGTGGGGGCAAGTGCCCTCACTGCGGCAAGAAGGAGCTGTACACCAGCTATTCCAAGCCGTGGGTGCTGCGCTGTGGCCGACAGGCCAAGTGCGGACAGGAGGTGTTCGTCAAAGATCTCTACGACGACCTCTTTGATGACTACTCCAAGCGCCATGTACAGACCGAGGCCAAGCCGAACGCTGCGGCCGACGCCTACCTGCAGACGGCACGTGGGTTCGATCTGCGCCCCCTACAGGGCCTATATACGCAGGACAACTACTACGACCGGCGGGTTTCCGCCGGTACCGCCACCGTGCGCTTTCCGCTGGCCAAGGGTGGCTGGTGGGAGCGCCTGATCGACCGCCCGCACCGGTTCGGTAAGCAGAAGGCGCGATTTGCGCCGGGGCAAAGCTACGCCGGCGTGTGGTGGGCGGCCCCGGCGGCGCTGTCCGCCATGCGCGACGCCCGCGAGGTATGGATCGTGGAGGGCATCTTCGACGCCATTGCCCACCTCCAGCGCGGCAGCTGCGCGGTGTCGGCCATGTCGAGCAACGCCTATCCGGAAGCCTCGTTGCGCGATCTGGCGGCGTCACGCCCTGGCAACCTCCCCACCCTGATCTGGGCATTAGACAATGAGCCCGGCGCACGCACCTACATCCAGCGGCACGCCAAGCGCGCCGAGAAGCTTGGCTTCAAGTGCAAAGCGGCCCAGATCGTCCAGCGCGACGGGAAGAAGACCGACTGGAACGACCTCCACCTGCGCGCACTGGCTGCAGACGATCAGCAGGCCCAATGGGATGCTGACCTGGCCGAGGCGCGTTACCAGGGCGACCTGCTCATGGCACGCACGGCCATGGACAAAGGCCTGATCATCTACGGCCACGACAAGCAGTCGGAGTTCCATCTGGAACACCACTCGCGCCTGTACTGGTTCGAGTTCGACGCATTGCGTTTCGAGAAGCTCTGCCGCGAGCGGTCCAGCGACCGTGACCTGGCCGAAGACGAGGCGTTGGAAGACGACGAGATCGCCAAGATCCAGCGCGCTTCTGCCTCAGTCCGCCAGATCGCCAACTGCTACCCCGAAGCACTGTACTTCCAGCGCCACGAAGCCACCGACGAAAGCTGGTACTTCTTCCGCGTGGATTTCCCCCACGATGCGCCCTCGGTTAAGGGCACCTTTACCGGCCCCCAGGTCGCCAGTTCGACCGAGTTCAAGAAGCGCATCATCAGCCTGGCCCAGGGCGCGGTGTTCAGCGGATCGGGCCACCAGCTGGACCGAATGATGGAAGACCAGCTGTTCAACATCAAAACCGTCGATACGGTCGATTTCGTGGGTTACAGCCCTGACCACGGCGCCTACATCTTTGGCGACATCGCAGTCCGCAATGGTGCGATCAGCCTGGCCAACGCCGAGGACTATTTCGAGTTCAGCAAGCTGCGGCTCAAAACCACCCAGAAGTCCATACGGATGGACATTCAGCGCGACCCGGAAGCATTCCGCACCGAGTGGCTGGAGTGGCTGTGGCTGTGCTTTGGGACGCACGGCATGATCGCCCTGATCTTCTGGTTCGGTTCGCTGTTCGCAAACCAGATCCGCAGCGCCCATAAGTCCTTCCCCTTCCTCGAAGCCACTGGCGAAGCCGGCGCCGGCAAGACCACGCTGCTGACGTTCCTGTGGAAGCTGCTGGCCCGCAGCGACTACGAAGGCTTTGACCCCGCCAAGTCGTCTAAGGCCGGCCGTGCGCGCGCCATGGGCCAGATTTCGGGCATGCCCGTCGTGCTGCTCGAGGCCGACCGCGACACGCCAGACAAGGCGCATTCAAAGTCGTTCGAGTGGGATGAGCTGAAGGACTACTTCGGCGGCGGCACGCTGGCAACGCGTGGTGTCCGCAACGGCGGCAATGACACCTACGAGCCACCCTTCCGGGGCACCATCGTGATCAGCCAGAACGCACCCGTGGACGCCAGCGAAGCGATCCTGACCCGTATCGTCAAGTTGCACTTCCGCAAGCCCGTTGTAACCCCTGAGAGCCGCATCGCGGCCGACAACCTCAACGCCCTGCAGGTGGAAGATCTGAGCCACTTCCTGATCAAGGCGGTGCGCTCGGAAGGCCAGGTGCTGGCCAAGTTCAAAGAGCGCGTGAGCTACTTCGAGGCCAGGCTGCGCGAAAAGACGGATCTGCGACTGGAGCGTGTCATCAAGAACCACGCGCAGATGCTGTCGCTGCTCGATTGCCTGCGCCTGGTGATCGACGTGCCCGATCACATGGTGGTGGCCACCCGTGACGCGCTGGTCGCTGCAGCCATGGAACGCCAGATGGCCATCAGCGCGGACCACAAGATCGTCAACGAGTTCTGGGAGACGTACGAGTATCTCGAAGGTCTGAACAACGGCGAGCGTCCGATGCTCAACCACTCGCGCGATCCCAACAAGATCGCCATCAACCTCAACGAGTTCGTGGCCAAGGCCGGCCAGCATGGCCAAGCGGTTCCGGACCTGGTCGACCTCCGCAAGCATCTGCCCGATTCGCGGCGCTACAAGCTCATCAGCGCCAACACGGCAGTCAACAGCAACATACGCAACACCATGCTCGGGAGCAGCTTCACGGTGAAGTGCTGGGTATTCAAAGCGAAGTAAGGCGACGTGCAACAAAGCGGTCCGGCGGGCGGTGCGCCAACACCACCCCAAGGCCATCTACCAACAGAAGCTCAGGAGAGAGCAATGCAAAAGATGAACGGCGAAGCCGCAACCACCCCCACATCTCCGCTGGATTCCAGCACCGGACACGGGGCGGAGGCTACCACGGGTGCGGGGAATGTGGGGATTGAAGGGGGAACGGCCGAAGAGTGCAGCGCCACGTTGGTGCTGCACGTGACCCACAACAAGGTGATCGCTACCGCGACCCTTAACATGGGAGGCGTGGAGACCGCCCAGCGCGTGCTTGAACGCCGGAAGGGCCATATGAGCGGTTGGGTGCTGACGAAGGGCGGCGCAGAGTTCGCGCAGGAAGCCGACTGGATCTCGGCCGAGCTGGCCAAGCTGGCTGACCGCCTGCCCTTCCCGTTCGAGGTGGCCAACATGCTGCCCGGCCGCAGGGCCTCCACGGCCTCGGTAGCCCAGGCTGCGCAGGAGGTGGCCCATGGCTAAGTCGGTCGTCGTTTACGGGCCGCAAGGCAGCGGCAAGACCCGCTATGGCCGCGCCATTGCCGAGAAGCACGGTCTGACACGGGTGATCGATCTGGAGGACGTGCAGCTCATGGGGGAACGCCTGCAGCGGCAGGGGTTCCTGTACCTGTCCTGCAGCGAGGGCTACGCCGGGCGCGCCGCGAAACTGCTGGGCACAAGCGTGATCCACATCGACCAGGCGCTGGTGAGCATTGGCGTCGACGCGGGGGTGGCCCATGGCTGAGCTGCTCGTGCTTCTCCTGGCTCCTGCCGCCGGTGGCGCCATGCTGTACCGCCTTTGGATCAGCCGCCCCGCGCCCCGGCGTCGCTGCGGCTTGGCAGTCGGGCAGATCCCGCAGCGGCTGCGGCGCCGCGCTCAGATGGCTGTGCGCCGGGGCGTGGCTCATGGCTGAGCTCATGCTGCGCGATGCGCACCGACCCTGCTGCAACTGCGGCACAAGTGGTCATCTGGATTTTGTGGAGATCCCTGCGAGCGTTCGCACCTATGCGAAGGATGGCGCCGAGTACCAGGACTACTTCGGCCCAAGTCGCGACTACGAGTGCAGGAATTGCGGCGCCGCCTTCACCTTGACCGATTGGGAAACGAACGTGCTGGTCGGAGGCGAGCCATGACACAGCGCGAAATGACGCCGGTTCGGCCGTTGCCGTGCTGCCCCAATGTCCACCTGCCGCGATACATGTTCGATGCGAGGCGTATTGAGTCGAAGGGTGGCCACTTCATCCAGTGCCGCTGCAGTTGCACGCCGAAGTGCCCCACGTTTGACCTTGCGTGGGCGCACTGGCACAAGATGCATGGGCTACGGCCTGCCGAAACGCCTGCGTCAGAAGTGACAAGCAATGTCGTCCAACTTGGATTGAGATTGACGGGGGGTGTCGCGTGATGCGCGAGGTGGTGCACTTCGCGGCGCTGCAGCGACTGTGCCGCCCTGCTGGGCCGCCACCAAGGGCATCGACGGTCTGCCGCTGGGCAGACCGTCAGGGAATCCGGTACAAGTACGACGCACAAGGCGGGATCTGGACCACCGAGGCGGCGCTCAACGCCGCTCTCGGGCTGGGCCAGGCTGACCCCGAAATGGAACGTGAAGAGGATTTGATCTGATGGGTGTCGGCAGGAAGCGCAAGTTCAACCCAGAGACACCTGCGCACATTGACCAGGCGGCGCTACCACGCGGCATTTACTGGGCGGACGGTCGATGGTTCGTCTATCTCCCGCATTCCGAGGGCGGTCGGCGCGTGAAAAAGACCGTCGCCTACAAGAGCGCGAGGCTGTCTGATCTACACGCCATCGTGGAAGCCCAGATCAACGGGCATCCACGCGGCACCTTGCGCTACCTGTTCGACCGCTTTCACGAATCCATGGAATTCAAGGAACTCACACTGGGCACGCAGGGTGATTACCGGCGCTACGCGGATGTCCTGGCCGCCTACATCCGCCGCGACGGCACCAGCCTTGGGGACGTGCAGGTGGATCGCATCACGACCCCAGTCGTGCAGCGTCTAGTCGAGGTGTTCGCCATGGGCCGGCCTGCCAATCGCCAGCAGCCCGCGCTGCCGCCGACCCCAAGCAAGGCAAACCACCTATTTCGGTACCTGCGTCGAACGCTCGCGTGGGGCGTGCGCAGCGGCCTGTGTGCGCACAACCCCGCTGCCGGCGTCCGCCAAGCCAAGGAAGCCAAACAGCATCGGATGCCGACTCCCGCCGCGTTTGACCTGGTGCTGGCGTTCGCTCGCGAGCGCGGTGCACGGCCATCGCACACGAAAGGCAGCTGCCCGCCTTACATCGCACCCGTCATGGTGCTGGCCTACAGTGCGCGCCTGCGTGGCATTGAGGTTTGCACACTGACCGATGCCCACCGGCTGCAGGAAGGCGTGC